TTGCCTATATAATAAATAGCTTTGAGGTTCGTCTAGGCTATTTTAACTTATTATTTAGAATAGACCCATATTTTAGATTACGACTAAACCACCTATTACTTAAAAATACTCATATGTTTTTAGACTGTAACCAGGATTATTGGTATAAAGATACTACATCCACTCCCTATTCTATTGTAAATAAAACAATGGATGTAGTAAAGACTATCACTAATAGATTCTTATTTGAACATGAAGTGTTAGAACAGTTCTATAAAACAGATATTCCAGACGATGTTACAAAAATTATGCTAGAGTATGCTATATAGATAAACATAATCTATTCACTATCATAATCATCATCTATTTGTTCTATATAGAACAGCTTACTGTCTCTAAAACCCAACGCATAAAATTCATCAGTATCATCTGGATTAATAAAATCATAGTCTAAGATGTCATTTTTATTTTTAAATATGTTGTTTCTAGTTAGCATATTAGCTAACAAGTCTCTGTTACTCTCTTCTATACTATTAAAAACTTCTTTAGTTTTTATCCAACTATTTAGGTAGGCTATCTCTTCTAAACTCATATAGTGTTCACCTATATATCTAAGCAAGCCTGGTATTTTTTTAATATAATCTAGTTGTTCTTCAGTAAATTCTAACTTAATTGGTAAATAATAAGACATTTTTTGCTATATATTAGTTTTCAGTTGTTATTTTCAAAATTTAAAACAAAATAAAAAAGGGTTGGTGTGTTATAGATAAATGGGTCTTTAGAACTATGCTATTATGCGTAGTGATAGACTTGGCTACAAAACATATTACCAACTGATTTTTTACCTTTCCATTTATTCACAATTTCCAATGCTTCTTTAGGGGTTGGTCTAGTGGTTAATTTATATACTTTTTGGAGTCCAGATAATATGCCTATGTCAGTATATTCAACTAAGTCACTAGCAGCTTCACCCGAGAAGTTCTTGTGAATAAATGCTAATCCACTAACACCTATGCCTGCAATTTTAGTTTTTTTAAGCATTTCTAGTGTAAAATCATCTTGGATCTGGATAGCTTTGCTTAGATACTCTTTCTTTTTAGGCGAGATAACAGTAGAAGCAAGGACTTGTTCTTTGGTAGCCATGTCTTTGACTACCAGCCAAAGTTTCTGTCCAAACTCACTACGAACACCCGCGAAACATATATAGTAAAGTATGGCTTGTTTAATAGTTGTTGGAAAGTGCTCATGCTTAGCATTAGTTGGTTCCAATGCGACTAGGTGAGAATATGGGAGAAATTCATTATTGTTCTCTAAGAAATCCATTATATAACTAAAATATTCTGGATTAACGTTAGCTATATAGTTAAGTCTATGTACAGTGTTCATCTTAAGATAGTTAAGTTACTATTAGAGTGATAGTAACATAGCTATGGGTCAAATTTTTTAAAAAATATATCTATTATAGTTTGTGAACTATCCAAGAGCCTAATCCAAAAATAACATCTAATAATAATAGTATCCAAGAAAAATGTCTAATAGATGGTATTAATAAAAAAATCCCAGCTAACACATAGAATAAACCATGAATAGGACGTAATTCTCTCCACCATGTAATACCACCTGCTTCTGGAGCATTTAGTCTTAAATTTTTAGTATATAGGACAAAGAAAGAAATTCCTATTGATAGTAATAGTATAGCAAAAGCTGTTTTTATAAATGTACTTGATGTTGATAATCCTAATATATATCCAATATAAGCTATTACTAGACGCATTGGAATACATCCTAGAAGAAAAGCCATATTACTTTGAGATTGTGTAAGAACCATTATTTATAATATATTTTTATATTTATTAGCCATTAGATATCCATTTCTAAGGTATTTAAAAGGAAGTTCCTTTATATAACTATATAAATATATAGTAGTTTTATATAATTAGTAACAGATATGGAACATTTTAATGAATCTATAAGTAATTTATCATGGACATTAACTACACTGCCTAGTGAAGCAAAAATGTTTAATAGCCAAGATAATAGCTATTATCCAATACCAGATAGTATTTTAAACTATAAGTTACCATATAGTAATAGACCTAGTCATATTGAGCTTGTTACACTTGGTAGTACAGTTGTATTAACCGCACCATTTAAGGGCAAAACATTTAAGGAATGGTTACATTCACTATATGAAGGCTTACATACTCCAATAGATAATGATAGTATATCTGTTAACCAAAGAGGTTCTATATATAGATTAGCCAGCTACTATGTTAGTAGAGAAGATAGACTTCAGATTATAGATAAACTTGAACATAGTCAATTAAAACCTGTAGAGCTATTAGGTGATAGAGTATTTTTTGAAGGACACATAATTCGAAGAAATAATATTTGGAGCTACTATTTAGGTAGTTAGGCCTTTATAATAAAACGCTAATCTAACTATATAAATAAATATATGGCTATTTCTATGACTATTTTTAAAAATTTTGATTAGGCGACTAACAGCTATTGGTCAATAATAACTAGAAAATTTATACTTACTCACACATATAGAAAAAATGCCAAGACCTAAAAACACCCAAGTATCCGTTACCTATGCTGATTTAAATCCATTAGGTGATAGAAAAATAACTATATTTACCGCAAAAAACTAAAATGAACTCGTTAATAAATTAGTTAATGAATTAAACTTAGATGAACCTAACAAACAATATATAGATGAAGACCCAAACTATGGTAGAAAAAGATTGGCTGAAGACCTCTCTAGAGCAAGATGGGTTGCCATAGACCCATATACTGAAGAGATACGAGAAGGTTCTCGTGTATTATTATTAGCTAACTCACTTGAAGAACTTGAAGAGGAATATAAAGATTCCATTATGTCTATATAGATTTTAAATAAATTACCCTTGACTAAATTTAACTATAATAAAGCTATTTAAAAAAACTATGTTTAGGCCTTTATGAATTTGCCTTATAGGATTTTTTATTATAAAAAAGACTTTTCCCGTTGCTTCGCAATGGTAGCCTATTTGAGGCTCCCGAGATAATCTATGATTAGCAAGGTATTTTTAAAATATTGATTAAAAAAATCCCATATGTCCTTTTATAAAACCTGAATAATAATGTTAGCAAATATACCTTTTAGTACTAGACTTTTAACTATAACTAACACTATAGTTAAATATCTCGTTTTCTCTTTAAACTATATATGTATAGCCATTGGTTATCTATTAGCGAATACGCCATTTAGGGGTAGTTTTTTCGCTATACTATTTTTACTTGGATTCTTTATCCATGTTAACCTTAGAATGAAAAACAAGGAAATTAGAGACAATAAAAAACAGCTGGTCTATGTTCCTAACCTTGAAAAGCTTATATGGATAATAGTTATGTTAGTACTGATATCATTTATATGCAGTATCACACTAATCACATTAACTATATATTATACAAAACCTATTAATCCAGTGTCAATTGCCTTATTAGCTATTGCCAGCATAATAGAACTATTTGTATTCTTATACTATGATATATCTGTTTACTATATGTATAAAGATATAGTCATACAAAATAAAAGCATTGCCAGTCACCATATAGGTTATTCTACAATCTAGATTATATATATAGTTTATTTGTTTTTTTATTATTTATATCTAATATAAAAAACTAAATAGATAGGATTATAAAAATTTTGAACCATATACCTACTATTTAATCGTAAAGTATATAAATAATAGCTATAGAAATGTCTAAACAATTGAATTCAACATACACATTAACTTTTAGTGAAGCAGTAGAAAATCATGCTAAAATGGAAATCATTGGGCAAAAAGCTACCAATGGTTTTAGTAATGCCTGGTGTAAAGAAATGGCAGCCAAGCTAGGCGGTGAAGTATACAATCTATCTACATGTCCAGAAGAGCCAGAAGCAATAGTGGTAGTATTTAGAAATGGGTTAGAAAAGCTTATGGGAATCAATCCCCAAGAAGTCTATAGGGAACAGGAAGTCTTAGAGAAAGATAGCAAAGCGTTTATGTATGGTCGAGTAGTGAATAAAAAGGCTAGACATAACTTATGTTTTGCTGATTGGGACCAGAGACCAGACTATGAGAACAAAAAGGGTACTGTTGTTAGCTTTGCTGGCGGTAAGATACCGCTTCTGGCACAGGTCCGCCATGAACTCTATAGGCTTTTTGGAGAGCCTTGTAGAGAGCTTTTTGCCGAAGGCAATTACTACTACGATATATCCAAATGTTATATAGGTTTCCATGGCGATAGTGAGCGAAAAAAAGTGGTTGGAATCCGCCTAGGAAGTGGTTTTCCATTACACTATCGCTGGTTTAACCGAGGAAGCCCTAGACCAACTATTCAAACTATTAATCTTAACAGTGGTGATATCTATATTATGAGTGAAAAAGCCACTGGTAATGATTGGAAACATAGATCTATTCATAATACTGTTAGACATGCTGCTGGTGACTTAGCACATCTACTAGATAGCACTGAATATAAAGTAAAGGCATATACCCAGGTTATTTTAGATAAACCTATATCTCCAAATAATGATATAGAAATAAATATAACAATATCTATCGACTAACCATAGTATTTATCAATAAACCTAGATAAACGTTTAATACCATAGTCAGTTAATTCTATAACAAATTTATTGTTTATAGGAAATTCTAGCTGTTCAAAATAGCCGGTTCTATCGTTAATTATAGGCAATTCTAACCTATTACCATTATAACTAAAGCTATCTGGATTATTTATTCTAGCGGATATACAAAATATCCTAGAGTAATCTAAGTTATTCATATAGCTAACCTCGAAATGTATACTAATTGCGTTAGGATTAGGCTGTATATTCTCAAATCCTTCTACCTGTTCTACACGCATATGTTGCGGTGGCCTAAAATCCAGTTTTATTTTTTCAATGGCGTGTTCCTGGCCATTAACAAATAGGGTAGCTTTTTCTATATCAGGCTTAGCATGTTCTTTATTAGGTGTAATAAGTCCACCAGTTTCCTTAGTATATAGGTGTAAAAGCTTCATCTATATAAACATATATGGTAAATTATCTTTATAATAAATGTTAATTAAATTATTTAGTTTAGTGCTATTTAAACTAATTGATTTAGATGTATTTTTAGTGTTAGATCTATTCTAAGTATATTTTTTTATATAGTTATTAATTATTTTTTGTCCTCTATACCAAAGTATATCTTAGCTAAATCTATTTTTTCTTCTTTAGACATTCTACCGAAACTATTTTCTACAAATAACTTGGCATCTTCTTGGCTTCTAATATTAAATAATGGGTTAGCCATTATTTTATCTTGTCGTGTTATCTTGGGAACCTCTACTTCTTTTTTATCTAAGTAATAGTTTTGTCTAAGTTCATTTATATGTTCTAATTCAATTACACAGTCATCACAAACATTTACTCTACAATCTACTCCAAATTCATTAGAAAAGTATGTATAGGTAATCTCATAATCACTAGGAACTACTAATTCTTCTTCTACTATACTATCATTATATTTCTCTAAGCCATCTAATAGGTTTCCATACTGGAACATAGCGATTTCTAAGCCATTATAACTATATCTAGGTTTTTTAGTAATGTCTATATCTTTAAAGTCCCATATAGGTATTTCTACACCATTGCTAAACTCATATTCCACAGAAATCCAACCACCTATGCTCTTATTTCTATGTATCATTACGAATAGTTGGCCAATAGATATCCACTTATTGCTAAAGTAGACACAATCGGTAGTATGGCCTTTGTAACCAAATATATCCAGTGATTTATAACTAACGCTGTCATCTGGCATTCTGAAATAGCCTAGATAGTTGGTGTAGGTTTCTGTATTATCACTATAGTAGATTTTAACACAATCGCCATAGCTAAGAGTTTCTTTAAATTCACCATTAGACATTAAGTATCCTTTATCATGATTTTTAAAGTAGTTATCCATATTGTACTAATTAGTAGTACTTATCTAAGATAGCTTTAGGTCCAGGTATACTTTATATAGCTATATTTATTATAGTTTTCTTACCAATATCAAATATGGACTTTTTATTATTATCTAAGTTATTTTATAGAGAGGCTTATATATGGCTCTGCCAGCTAACTACTCTAAGAAGATAACTATAGCTATAGACTAAGTAGATTCTGGCATGGATTTATATAGGGTTTTCTATATGTGCGCTGTCCCACATATCTAGCCCAGGAATTATGGTAAAATCACAGAAACTTTCAATGAATTTCATATAGAACCAGAGCTTAGCCGGCGTACCAATAGGGTATTTAGTATAGGGTCATTTAGAGTATATCCTACTACGCCTGAGAAATTCTATATTGGTCCATTAGTCAATTTGAAAATGATATATTTTCTTTTTACCATATATGGGTTTTCTTTTTATCCTATATAACTTAACTCAAATATAGTGTAAAGTCTATCTAATGACTATATACTTGCTAACTATTAGCCACTAACGACTTAGCTAAAAATTTTGAACCCTTCCCCTTAGCTAATTAGCTAATCATAATCTATTTTTATATAAAAATGTCAACTGATTTAACCTTAAAATTAGCTGTTAGTAAACCCGTTATTAAAATAAAACCTAAAACCGATAACACATTAGTTTATAAAACTGTTGAGGAAAAAAGAATAGTCAAAGATATTAGTGAGATAGCTATTGAATATGACTTAGTAACTGTATTAGCCACAACAGACTTTCAAATGAGAGGTAAAAAGTTCTTTAGTAATACAGGCTGGGAACACAATAACTGGGACAGAGAGCTATTATATCCAAATGTATGTGTAGATGTTAATCACAAAGGAGGCAAAACCTTTAGTGGTTACATTGTCGCAATTGAATTCCATATATGTAATAATCACAAAAGAAAACAACCGGGTTGGAAGTATGAGAGAGCAATGGGATATAATATAATGACACTATTATTACCAAAGGGTAGTTTATGTCAGCAAAAAGCTGTTAGCACATTTAAAAAACATACCGTTGTTCCTGTATCAATAGTCGCTATATATAAGTCTGGTAAACGCTATTTAACAGAAATTGCGGTATGCGATCATCCGCGTAACCATGAAGCATTCGCTATATGTGGTCAAATAGATAATACTTTCTATAACGATATTTACCCGAAAGCAGATAATAAGATATTTAGCTTCTATAATAAAGGGGCTTTCCCCTTAGGCGATTTACCAGAGGAGATTAGGGAGTGTGCCCTTAGACAATATAGTGATGTTATCTCTTATAAAATAGACAATAGTATAACTAAAGTAATTAGAGATGTTAGCCCAGTTATATATGAAACAGGCGCAAATAAAGGCAACGCCGGTAAGCTTAGCGCATATAATCTCTTTTATAAACAAACCTGGAAAACCCTTAAAGTTGAAAAAGGTGTTAGCAAGGTATCTGTATTAGCAAATATGTGGAAAGCATTAGAAGATAGAGAGAAAGCACAATGGAAATCTAAAGTAGATTTATATAATAGCCAGGCACAACTGATGTTTAAGTAGAATTCAAGTATAATTCTAGGTGTATTTATAAAGTGTATATTAGTAATTAAAAAAAACACAAGTTAGCCCTTTATAGAACTCTTCTAATTCGTTTGAGAACCCTTTTTTATTGTTGGTAGTTGGCACTAAGACATTAGCTAAAAAATTTTGAACCCTGGCTAATTAGCTAATCTATATCATATCTCATATATATTTTTATATATAACAATTAGATAATGAGTTTTAATACTTGTAGTGGCGCAGCTTCTGCTGGCAACTTAAACGAATTAAAAAGATTATATTTATTAGGTAAGTCCTGGAATAACGGCACAACTCTTAGTGCTGCCGAGGGAGGTCATTTAGAGTGTTTACGATTTGCTCACCAAAATGGTTGTAGTTGGGACTATTTAACAACTGTAAAAGCAGCGGAAAAAGGACACTTAGACTGTTTACGATATGCTCATGAAAATGGTTGTGAATGGACTGCTGAAGCACCTTATTTTGCAGCAGCAAATGGCCATTTAGACTGTTTAAAATATGCCTTAGACAATGGATGTCCCTTTGATAATAGCATTACAGCAAAAGCTGGTGAAAAAGGACAATTAGAGTGTTTAAAATACGCACATATGAAAGGATGTCAAATTACAAAGGAAGTAGTAAAAATTATTGCTTTTAGAGGACATATAGATTGTTTTAAGTATTGTTTTGAGGTCTATAATAAATCAGCTGAATTCTTTGGTAATTCACATCGTTCAATTAAATGGGGAAATGACAACGCATACTTTGATACAACTGTTAAGTTAGATAATTTAATAGATAAAATAGACTTAAGCGATATCTTTTGGAAACCCTTATTAAACATGGACCTAAAAGAACAACCGTTATTAAAAAGAAAAATAGTAGAATACAATGAAAAAATAAGAATACTTATGACAGAATTAGAAGGTATTATGGGAAAAGATGTTATTAATAGAGTAATCTCTAACTATTTATAAAAAAAAATTCAAGTTAGTCCTTTATAAAATTCCTGGTAGTCCTCTTAGACAGTTAGCCAATGGCTCTAAGACCTTAGCTAAAAAATTTGAACCCTGGCTAAATAGCTATTCTCTAATTTATCTCATTTTTATATAAAAATATAACAATGTCAACTCAAATCAAGCAAAAAACTGTTCTTAGAACAACTGAAGAAATGCGTATAATCAGTGATATTTCTGGTTATAAAGGAAAATACAATTTAATTACCTTTTTAGCAACAACTGATTTTCGTTTCAAGGTAAAAGGAAATAGCTTTAAGAATGATACTTGGGACTTAGATTTCATTGAGAAAAACCTTATGTATCCGAATAAATGCGTAGACTTAATGCATATGAAAGGTGATACTCTTCAAGGGTATATAGTAGCCTTTGAAAACCGTGTTACAAATAGTTATAAAAGAAAACAAAGAGTAGCCGAGAATGAGGTCGCCTTACATTATATCTTAGTAACAATGCTTATTCCGACAAACACTCAGTTAGAACATTATGTAAATACTGTATATGGAGAATATAAAACAATTGGCGCCTCAATCACCGCAGGACATATGATAGACCCGGTAACAAAGAAGCCTGTTAGTGAAAAAATGGGTATTAACACAGTTACAGTGTGTCACACTCCTTGTAATGAAGAGGCTTTTAGTATCCTTGGAGATATTGATAATTGCTTTCAAATGAATATGTATCCTGATAGACAAAATCAATTGTTTAAGGATTATAGTTATAATCACCTTAGAGGTCCCTTAAAAGGCGGTATTCCGCCTGAAGTTTATAAATATGCCTTAGAACAGTATAAAGATGTTAGCGGGTTTAAACCTTGTAATGTTAGAAACAATGTGCTTAGAGACTTTACTCCTGTCACAAAGGACACAACCGTTAAAAAACGCGTTGTTAAACAGAGCGCATATAATTTATTTAGTAAAGCACAATGGGCCTCAGTTCAGCAACAGGTAATAGCAGGAACACTTGGAGGCAATTATAAGGATAGAGAGAAGTATAAATTCTTTATCACCTCAAAGGTTATAGCGGAGAGATGGGCTGCTCTTAGTCAAGCGGAAAAAGATAAATACAAGCCTGTATCATAAATATAGACAACTTCGTTATTACAAGCCTTTAGAATAAATACTTAATTAAATAGAACATACTTAATAAAGCATTTGTATATTAGTTATTAATAAAGATATATTTAGCCATATGTATATTAGCTATATAGTAAATAAAAAAAACAAAGTTTAGGCCTTTATAGCCACCCAATGTTTTTTATTACATATAGTCTTTAAAGTGTTTATCTAAGTATCTATTAAGTCTACTAGCCCCACTATCAGTTAGTACTAGTTTAAACGAGGTTCCTGCTGGATATTCTACCTTAGTATTTCTAAATCTAGTAGGATTAATCCAGTAGTTAATGTTTTCGCCAAGTGTAATTGTTAAGCTATCGCCAGTAAAGTAGAACATATTGGGATTATCTATAGCAACATGAGTTAATATAAATGGAAAATAGCTAACAGTTTTATCAGCATAGGTAACTTCCATACAAACTGAAATATTATTATGTAAATCTTGGGGATGATCTATAGGTTTATATGGATACATGCTTAGCTCTAACCCACTAATCTCATAGTCTATACCGTTAATATTCATAGTTACCACGGCTATATCAGGGTTTGGGTGATCTTTAGTTTTAACTGAACGGTTTCCACCAGTAGTTTGAGTATATAAATTTATAGAATGCATTTTATAAATCTATATATAGACTTTTTTAAATAAATCAAAATTGTAAAATAAAAACAGCAATAAATCTATATAACCTATATAT